AATGGAACGTAAGGAGCAAATACAGCACCTGCTTCCAAGAACTGAGTACCACGGAATCCTAATAAGATTGTGTTTTCAGTCATGTAAGGGTTTTTGTATACTTTGTAACGACCATTGAAAGTACCTACTTTTTGTACACCGAAAGCATATTCCATTTGTTCAGCTTCACCATTTGAGTTAGAAGCAAATCCAGGAATAGATTCAATGATTGTAGCAACTGTAGGACTAATTACCATGAAATTAGCACCTCCACGTAAAGTTAATTGGTGGATTTTGTTGCTTAATTTTTGGATTTTAGTACCTAAAGTTTGGAACCATTGACCTTGAGTGTTATAGAAACCTAATGTAGTAGCAGGTGCACCTGGAGGTGTGATTGTTTGGTTATTGATTGCTGACCAATATTCTGTTCCAGCAGCAGCATCTTCAATCAACATATCTAAGATTTCTAAATCAATCTCCATTGAAATGTACTCACTTAACATGTTAGTTAATTCAGCTTCAGCATCGATATTTTGGTAAGCATTCAAATCTTGTGCGAACTCAGGAGTCCATACTGCTTTTAATTTTTTAGTTTTAGCAGTGATTGCTTGAGATTGCATTTGAATATTGATCTCAGGTAAAACGATGTTAGCTGGAGATACAGTGCTACTCAATGAGTTAGGTACAGCGTAAGCATTACCATCTTCAAAATCACCTGCATTGTAGTTACCAGTATTTACAGCATTACCACCAAGAGTAGTTGCTTTATTATAGTATACTACAGCTGGGGTAGCATTACCAGTCCATGCTGATACTCCAGTAGAAGCACCAGTATAGTAGAAAGAAATAGTATTTGCTGAATAATTGTAAGTAGTGAATTGAGTTAATTGATTAGCTATTGTTAATCCTGGAGCTGATGCTACAAATCCACGAACTGCATCTGGATCAAATCCTGAGAATGCTGAAGCTGAAACTGTTATTCTATAAATACCATTAGCAATTACAGAAGCAGAATATGCTGAATCATAATTTAATTCTGACCAAGACGCTGTAGCTACTGATCCAGTACCTGCATTTACTGTTGGTATAGTACCACCATTTGCTGAACCTGTAAGTGGAACAGAAGCACTAAATTGGTTGGTTGAATATGTAAATCTACCAGCTCCGTAAAGACCACCTTCAGCAACGTTAGTAGAGAAAGGATATTGAGAAGCAGAATTACTAGTACCACCATAAAGTGATTGATTTTGAGAGAAAGGATTCTTACTAGTACCATATTGGAAATCTAAGAAGAACACTAGACCAGAAGGTAAGTTCATTGGTTGTACAGAAACGAATTCTTTAGCAGCAATTTGACCGAACACTTTACGTACTAAAGGTAAAGCGATACCTGCCCACTCTGAACCGTTACCAGTATCGAAAGCACCGAATCCACTTCCACCACCTACGTTAGATGTCTCAGTTACTAATTGTTTTGCTTGGTTTTCAAGCAACATAGCCATGTTGTTTCTGTCAGTTTCACCTCCTGATAATCCTTCAAGAAGACCTGTTTTTACCCATTTTCTCGATAAACGAGCCGCATCACTTTGTAGTGATTTATATGGATTTGCGGATTCAAGTAATGTTTGAATTTGACTCATTGTTTTAAATTTTTGTTTTTAGTTTTTAAATTAATTTTACTTTTTAATACCGGCTAATTTTTGCATTCTATCAAATGCTGAATTAACTTCAATAATTGGTTGTTTGGTGTTTTGAGCACCTGCTATAACTCTAGATGCCATACCTCTTACAGATTCAGTCATGGGACGCTTTGTAGTTGTTTGTGCGTTTAAATTTTCCATTACTGTTTCGTAAACAAGTTGGGCTTCTTTTTTACTTGCTGCTTTATCAAAAGCGGCTAATACTTTAACTTTTTGTGATTCAGTTAAGTTTTTAGCTTTGAAGACTTTGTTAGAATAAAGTAGTTTAGAATTTAATAAATTGATTTCGTTTAGTTCAGACTGGATTTTGTTTAATGCTTTATAAGCTTCGTCTAACTCTTTTTTCATTTCAACTTTTTCTTTCTTCATTTTTCTAGCTTCATCCATAGAACTAAATGCTTCTTCATAAGCATTGTCATTAGATCTATCTAAGTCATCATAGTCTATTTCATCATCCATTTCACGTAAAAGTCTTGATACTTCAGATATATAATCTGATGGCCAATCTTCATCATTTAATAGATTTTTCATAGTAACTGGTTCCATTCCTGCTTCTCTCATCATTTTTTTAGCATAATCAAAAGCTTCACGTTGAAATATCCAAACCCTTTCTTTAGGACTAGTACTTGAACGTTGAGATGATTTTAATTCTTGTGGATATTTGTTAACAACCGCTTTTGCTAATTCAATTGGATCACGGAAATTATTTTCATCACTCATTTCACGTAAAAGTTCGTCTAAATCAACTTCTTCCTCTTCTTCATCTTCAACTTCAACTTCATCTTCCATGCCTTCATGTCCAGCTTCTAATTCGCCAGCTTCAACCATGTCAGAAATAACGTCTTCGATGAAGGATTTTAAGTCTTCTTCAGACATACTTTCAATATCGAATTCTTCTTCTTCTTCAGCTTCTTCAGCTTCCATTAAATCAGTATCTGATATTGAACTTGGAGCTATATTTCCATGAGCTCCTGGACCTTTAGGGTCGTTAATAACTTCATCCATGTCTTCAAGTTCTCTTAGAAGTTCATCTAAGTCAATCTCGTCCATAGAATCTTTGTTTTCGTACATGTCTTCGTCCATGTCTTCTTCATACATGTCTTCTTCCATGTAGTTTTCTTTGATCTTGTCGTCTTCATTTTCTTCCATTTCATCAATTTCCGCTAATTTAGCAGCGAATTTTTCTTGTAAAAATGGAGTAAATGCTTCTTCAAGAGCGATTTTTGCATTGGCGATTGCTGTTTCTTTTACTGCTTTAGCATCGGCAATAGCTTCTTTCAGAATGTCTCTGTTTGCCATAATTTCCTCAAATTTTTTGTAGGGAGTACGCTTATTAGAATGTTGGGAAGCGTAATAAAATATATATAAGCGATGCAATATAAGAGATTGCATATTCGAATATACATATATGGGAGGGGATAAAAACGCAAAAAAGAAACCCTCCTTTTTTAAGGGAGGGTTGATCAAGGGAGACTATCCCAAGAGGGGTTATTATATTATAGGGCACGTGCCGTTTGCGCAAAGGATATCAGTTAAAATACTATTAACTTTCATGTATGAAGATTGTTTATGTTCTAATCCTTCTTTAACTAAATTCATATATGAACCTGGATTTGAAGGTGTAGAAACAAAATCCCAACATAATAATTCAAAGTCGTCTTGTACTTCCATTGTGCCTTCACCTAGTGGTTTTAAACTGCCCATACCACGTGAAGAAACACCTACCATTACATTGTTTTCTATAAGTGCTTTTAATATGTTACCTGATACTGTTGGTAAAATTTCTATTTTACCTATTACTTTATCTCCATTCCATTGTATATCTCGTATGATATGAGATACATTTTTTAATGAAATGATAGACGAATCAGGATGGTCTAATTCACCTGTTGCTCTATTCTCTCTAACACAAGACATGTATTTGTCTATCTCACGTTCCCATAAATCTTTTGGGTAATATCTTCCGTTACCGTTTTTTACCTCGGCCGTAGCTAATATTCCTTCAACAAGTGGGTTGCCAGATGGTGCTTTAACACCTTCATGAAGCTGTTGAGGTGATACGGTGAATGGAATTGTTTCTATTAGTACTTGTTTCATATTATTGTTCATATCCTTTATTATATGATGCTACTGTTAAATCACTATCGTACCAATCTGATACTCTATATTTATTTGATCCTTCTTCTGTTCTTTCAACATGTTGTATTACACCTTCTTCTTTAGAAATACGTTTTGCTTCTTCTTTAGCATCTTTAAGAGACATACCACCATATCCTTCTTTTAAAGGTACTGGTGTTTCTTCTCCGATTATTTCTTCTTTAGGAGTAAATTTCTTGTCTAATTTTGTTTTAAGGTTTTCAAGTGTTTTAATTTCCTTTTTAAGACTTTTCATCATGTCTTTATTAGTTGAACCTTTTTCAATTTCCTCAAGTGTAGTTAATGCTTTAAGCTTTTTCTTACGTTTAAGAATTTCTTCAGATATTTTTTTAGTTTTAGCTTCATACTCAGCCATTTTACCAGCATTGTCAATTTCTTTCATATTAAGTTCTTCTTTAATAATTTGTTGTATGACACTGCGGATTTGTGATTCTTGAACTGAATCTTTAACGTATATTGCTCCTACAATTCCTCCTTTATCTAAAACTGTAGCTTTAATTACATTTCCATCAGGAGACATATCAGCATATCCTTGATAGTTTGAAGAACGGTAAAGATTTTTCCAATCATCAGTATTAGATGCGTATTTCTTTTTCATACTCTCATATTCTCCTTTAGGATCAAACATAATATATGCTTTATAATTAGAACCTAAATTAGGTTCTACAATATTTGTGATCATTTCAGATTTACTATAAGGTGTTTCACCCCCAAGTGTATCCATATATGATTCTCTGATGTTTCTATTTTTTATAATTTTATCAATTGCATTTTTTCTCCCACCAAATGCTGGAACACCTTTACCACTTAATATATATCTTAATTCGTCATCTGTTATATTAGGATCGTCAATTTGAGTATGATATTTCATTAACAACATGTTTTCAGATCTACCATCCATTTCTTTCCCAAAC